CGCGCCCTCCGCGGCCGCGTTGAGCGACGACTGGTCGAAGTGCACGAGGATCCCGTCACCCAGGTTCGACACGATCAGCTGGGCGGCGGCCGCGGCGTCCTTCAGGTACCCGGGCACGAGGGCCACGCCTCCCCGCCGGCGGCCGATCTCGCCGGCGGGACCGTGGTTCGCGCCGATGCCGTCGTACCGGACCGGCACCCGGTACTTGCGCGCGACGCCGTGCACGACGTCGGCCACCCAGGACATGCCGGCCCGGTAGTCGAGGATCGCGACACGCGCGACGCCGGCGGGGTCGCGCCATGCCGCGGCGACCGCGGCAGTGGATCCGTCCGGCGCGACGTCGTACGCGAGGCCGAACCGAGCGGGGAGCTCTTCGCGGCCGGCCGCGGCCGCGCGCCAGGCGTCCATGTCGATCGCCGCGGTCGAGCCGTCCGTGGGCCACAGGCACAGGTACTCGCGGGCGAAGCGGACCGGGCCGAGCCGGTAGCGGCGCTTCTCCAGGGTGGCCATCGTGACCATGCCGGACGACACGCCAGGGTGCACCCGTCGCCAGACCTTCCGGTCCTCGGGGTCGTCGCCGTCGGCAGCGGAGTAGTCCAGGATGCCGGGCGCCATGGGCCCGCCCTCGCGACCCTCGGACAGCAGCTCCCAGAACATCCCGTCACGGAACTTGCCCGGGGTCCCGGACACGACGAGCTGGGCGAGCGGGCCGCGGGTGTCCATCAGCGGGAGCACGCCGGTCAGAAGGTCCGTCCCGACGTTGCCGTCGAGCTCGCCAGCCTCGTCGATCCAGATGTCGTCCGACGCCTGGGAGCGGACCGCGCCGGCGTCCGGGGGCACCGCCCAGACCTTCGAGCCGAGACGGATCCCCCGCTCCTCCAGCTCCTCGGGGGTGACGTCGTCGAACTCCTCCTGGGACACGTCGATCGCGTTCCCGTCGCGGTCCGTCGAGGGCCACTCCAGCCGCTCGCGGCCGCCGTTCGCGTAGTACACGATCCGGCCGGGCCGGCGCCGGCGGGAGCGCGACTCGACGGCGTACCCGCGCGCGAGCAGGATCTGGGCGTGCTCGCGCATGATCTGCGAGGCGATGTTGCCGGACTGGGCCGTCACGACGACGCGGTGACCGGGGCGGGTGTCGGCGCGGCCGAGCATCGTCGACATGATCGACGTGGTCTTGGTGCTGCGGCGGGGGATCTGGATCACGAGCTCCTGGCGGAGCGCTTCGTCCGGCCGGCGCCGGCGCCGGGCCTCCAGGAGCCGGGCGACGCGCTGCCCCTGGTCCTTCAGGTCGAGGCCGAGCATGGCCGCGCCGCGGAGCGCGGCGGCGATGTCGGTGTCGCGGGGGACCGGGGTCGCGTAGCGGGGCCGTGCCATGGGGCCAGTGTGCGACATCGGCCCTGGTCAGAGGCTGCCCACACACACGGAGGCAGGGGCATACATGCGTGGGTTGCCAGCGAAATTCAAAACGGCCGGCCTCGCGCTCCGCGAGGAGAGCGAGGCCGGCCGCCGGTGCATGACGGACACCTTGGGGGTGCTGGGTTCGAGATCCCTGTGCAGGTCACCAGGCTAGTGGCCTGTCCTCCAGCTTGCGTGTCCTGGTCGTGGTGCGTCGTACATTCGTTCGAGGTGCGGCGCGGCCGCCCGACGCGTCCGAGCATCCGCGGTGGGAGACCCCCACCTCAGCCCAGGCGGGGATCACCCGGACCCCCTGGGCCCGGAACCAGCGCCGCGGTGGGTCGTGCTCGACGACCCACGCGCCACCGGTCACCGGCCGCCCGCAGAGGTAGCACGGGAGGGGGAGCCGCGAGCGCCACCGATCGCGCGAGCTCGCGACCTTCCGCCCGTTCCAGTCGTCAGCCGCCATCGGGGCCCGGGATGATCCCGTCCCGCACCGCGCGGCGGAGGATCGCGTCCAGCATCCCGTGCCACGCGAGGTGACGGTGGGCCTCGTGTGCGGCGGCCCGCGCGGTGGTGTGGCCGCCCGTGCGCTCGCCGCAGACCAGGCACCGCGTGCGCCAGCGCGTCCGGAGCCAGGCGCGCCACGAGCGGTAACGGATGACGTCGACGCTCATGATCTCGCTCACTGGTGGAGCCATGCGTCGAGGCCGATACCGGCCGCCGTGCCGATGACGACGGCGGCGAGGTACGCGAGCGCCGTCCGGATCTCCCGGCGCCGCTGGGCGCGTGCGCGGCGCGCGTCCCGTGCGCGGCTCATCTGCGGATCACCCCCCAGGTGTCGCCCATCAGCAGGGAGCGGATGGCGGCCAGCTGGGCGCCGAGCGTCCGGAGCGCGAACTCCGTGCCGTGGGTCGCGATCGCCGCGGCGCGGTTCGCCAGGGCGTCGGCGTGCGCTTCGGCCTCGTCGCCGGTGGCCAGCATGAAGTTCGCCGCCTCGGTGAGGAGCGCGCCGGCCGCCTTCTCCCAGTCGGGGACGTCGTCGGACGGGACCTGGTACATGAGCCGTACGCGTTCGGCGCTGGCGTCGACGCCGGCCGCCTGGAGGCTCATGTTGCCCGCGGCGATGGCGACGGCGCCGATGATCTGGGCGACGTCGTGCGTCGTCAGAGCCAGCCCGTCGAGGATGTGCCACAGGAGCGGGTCCGGGTCCGGCTGGCGCAGGATGCCGACCATCTCGTCGACGATGCTGAGGACCTTCTCGTCGGTCAGTGTGCCGGTCATGCCTGGACCTCCTGGTAGAGCGCGTGCGCGGTGCTCTTCGGGATGTGGAGCTCCTGGCCGATCGCCTCGAAGCTGGGGGTCGGTGTCTTGGCGCGGAGCTCGCGGACCTTGGCCGCGAGCGCCTGGCGGTCGGGGGTGCGCGTCCGGCGTCGACGTGGTGGCCGCGCGTGCCGGCGGCCGGCGAGCGCCTGGCGGACGGCGCCCAGGTCGACGACGCGGGACACGACGGGCGTGGGGGTCGTGGCCGTCTCGTCGACGCGCTGGACGCGCTCGGTGAGGAGCTGGGCGAGCGTGTGGGTGGCCAGGAGCATGGCGAGCGGGGCGAGGCCGACGACGGCGGTCCCGACGATGCGCTGGACGGCCTCTGAGGGCTCCCAGCCGTGCAGGGTGTTGCCCAGGGTGCTCACGGCCGTGAAGAGCGCCAGAGCGCACCAGGAGAGCCATACGGACTCGCGGCGGGCCCGCTGGACGAGCCAGGCCAGGGTGTAGCAGAGGACGGCGGCGTCGATCATGACGGGCACGAGCCAGGCGAGCCAGAGCGGGATGCGGCCCCAGGTCGCGACGTCGCGCAGGCCGTGGAACGACAGGACGAACGACGCGGCCGCGATCGTCACGCCGAACAGGATGGTCAGGACGACGACGGGCGCGCGGTCGGCGTTGAGCCGGCGGGCCGCCATCAGAGCGCCTCGATCGCGTCGACGATCGCCTGGAGCGTCGTGAGCACCTCGTCGACGTCGGCGCCGGGCGCGCGGACGAACGGGCGGCCGTCGTGCACGCCGGCCATGAGCGAGTAGCCGGCGAGCTCGAAGGTGTGCGGCTCACCGGCGGCCGGGACGGGAGCTGCGGGGATCCGGTGCGGGAGCGGGGCGCCGAAGTCGACGTCGACGGGCGGGAGGTAGGTCGTCATGGGTCTCTCTCCTGGAAGTCGTGGGCCGCGAGCGCCGCGTAGTCGAGGGCGGGCGGCCGGATGTTGGCCAGAGCGTTGGTGGTGCGTCGGTAGGTCAGCCGGCACAGGGGGCAGAGCGGTTCGTCGGCGTGGGTGCGGCGTGTGCGGTCCGCGCCGTGTTCGCACTGGTGTTCGGGTCGCATACCTCCCAGAGTGACACCCGGTCTCACGCGAGGCCGGGATTCCGGCGGAGTGGATCCCGCCGGCGGCGGGAGCTCTTCCGGAGCGGTCCCCTCCCCCAAAGCGGCCCAAGATCCATGCCCCGATATCTCGTCTCGGCCAGCACCCGTAGCGCCCTCACCGAACGTGAGCGCGCTCCTGTACTGGAACCGGGACGGGATCTCGAGCTCGCGCGTGCCGGTGCCGCTGGGCCCCCACCAGCGGTCGAAGGAAATGGAGGCCGTCAGCCTGGTTTGGTACCCGGCGGGGCGACGTGAAGAGGAAACGCCGGGTGTTGGCCCGCTGGGCCAACACGGAAGGCCGGCCCCCGTGCGGGGGCCGGCCTGATCAGACGGCTATGTCGTGGTCGGCGACGTCGTCGAGGGGCTCGGTCAGCGTGAGCTCCAGGTCGTCGTCGACGGGCGCCAGGATGGAGGTCAGGTCCATCTCCAGCGTGACGGCGGCCGCCTCGATCTCGTTGAGGCGCCAGGGGATGTTCCCGAGTGCGCGGTCGGACAGGGACTGCTGGGAGAGCCCCAGCTTTGCGGCCGCCCGGCGCTGCGAGAGCCCCAGCTCTCCCATGCGGCGCTCGATGTTGCGCCGTGCGCGATCTGCGAGCGAGCCGCGCGGGACAGCAGCGTGGCGAGCGGTCGTAACTGACATGGCTGTAGTTCTACCGAGCAATTCGGTAAGTCGCAACATAGGTCGGCCAGGATCACCCGCTGGGCGTGAACGTGATGCCGTCCGGGTAAGCCTGGACATGACCGAGTTTCCCGGTAAGATCCGGATCATGACGACACAAGAGGTGATGCCGGCGCCGCGCTACACCGCGCCGACGAGGTACAGCGAGATCATCCGCGACGAGGTGAAGGCGGAGTGCGGCCGGCGCGGCATCAGCCAGCGTGAGCTGTCGCTGGCGCTGGGCCTGTCCCAGCAGTCGGTGTCAGACCGGGCCCGTGGGCGGATCCCCTGGACCCTGGACGAAGTAGAGCGCCTCGAACCAGTCCTGGGACTGGATCGAGGCGCTCTGTTGTTCCGGTGCGCCCGAAGGGATTCGAACCCCCAACCTTCTGATCTGTCGCCTCTGGAGGTCCTCCTGGCGGTCGACGTGGTCGACGTCGAGTGGGACGACGAGGACGAGTACCGCCGCGGTCAGTGCGTGATCTGCTCCGGCGACTGCGACCCGGGCGACTGCGTCATGTACCGCGACGCGCTGGGGCTGGCCGCATGAGCGCCCGCCGGAGCACCGTCGAGCAGGACGCCCGCGTGATCGCAGCGAGGGACCTGCGCATCACCCGGGAGGTCCGTCGCGACGAGAGCGCGGTCGACGTGCTCACCACCTCGGCGAACGACCTGGCGCACGAGGCCGCACTCCTGCTGATGGCCGGCAACGTCCCCAAGGCGCGGCGGTACGCGCGGGCGCACCAGCTCGTCACCGAGTCGCGTGACCGGCTGAGCGCACGGCACACCCGGGAGTACGACGCGAAGCTGGCGCGTGAAGCCGCGGAGCACGGGATCACGGTTGGCAACGTCGTCCGGGTCACGGGCGCCCGCTACGGCAACTCGGTGCCGGTCGGGACCGTGTGCACGATCGACGCCGTCAGCGGCGGCTTGCTTTGGTCCACCATCGACGGCGAGCGACGCGTCGTGTGGGCGAGCGACGTCGAGCGCGTCGACGAGCCGGCCGTCGAGGCACCCATGCCGCACGACGACGAGCACGGCCGCGACGTCGCGCAGGAGCCGGCGTACGGCGACCGGATCCTCGCGATCGGTCTCTGGTCCGACGCCGAGGCGTTCGCGCTCGCCGGGGCCGCGAACGCGGCCGCGGCCGCGGGCCGTGACCCGGGCCAGGCCGTGGAGGATCTCGCCCAGTCCTGGGACGCCGGCGAGGTGCCGGCGTGAGCGCCGTGCTCGACGTCGACGACGTCGTCCTGGTCGTGGCGGAGGAGCTGGCCAACGGCGCGCCGCACCCGTACACCGGCCGCGTCGGCGTCGTCGTCGACGTCCGCGCGATCGGGCGGTACCGGGTGCGCGTGGCGATCGACGGCCGCCAGCTCATGTTCGCGGCCGACGAGCTGGAACGTCACCCCAGCGCGGTTTCGCATGATGAAACCGCTGTCCGGGATGTCCGTTGAGCACGACATTCGCGCCCTATGACGTTTTCATGACTGAACGATGGGAATGTCATATGGCGGACTGGACTCTGTGGCTGCGCGCGGTCGGGCGCGCGTCCACGACGATCAAGACGCGGGTCGAGCACATACGGTGGCTCGCGCGCGACACCACGGCCGACGATCCCTGGACCCTCACGACGGGGGACCTGGTGGCGTGGCTGGGGTCCCACGACTGGGCCCGCGAGACACGCCGCGGCGTGCGGGCGAGCTTGCGCGGCTTCTGGCGCTGGGGGGTCCTCGACGGCCGCGCCGTCGAGGACCCGACCACGACACTGCCGGCGCCGCGCCCGAGCATCCCGGCGCCGCACCCGACGCCGGAGCACGCCTACGCGGCCGCGCTCCACCACGCCCCGCCGGCGGCCCGGCTCATGCTCCAGCTCGCGGCGGAGTACGGGCTCCGGCGTGCGGAGGTGGCCCAGGTGCACGCGCGCGACGTCGTCGAGACGAACGACGGCTGGACCCTCACCGTCCACGGCAAGGGCGGCCGCGAGCGCCCGGTGCCGCTCTCGCCGGCCATGGCGTGGGACCTGCGCACGAAGTGCCAGGGCGGCTACGCGTTCCCGGGCCGGATCGATGGCCATGTGTCCGCGCGGTGGGTCGGTGTGCGGATCAGCCGGCTCCTGCCGCCGGGTCTGAGCATGCACGGGCTGCGGCATCGGTTCGCGTCGAACGCCTACCGGCTGTCGAACGATCTGCTGGGCGTCCAGAAGCTCCTGGGGCACGCGTCCCCGACCACGACCCAGGTGTACGTCCTGGTCCCCGACGAGCGTCTACGGACGATCGTCGACGCCGTGGGGGGTGAACGTCGCGCCGCGGTCTCCCGCCCGCCTGATACCGGCCGGTACGGTGCCTCACGTGGCTGACGACGACGCGAAGCGGATCCGCGAGCTCCTCGAAGCGCAGGAGGCCCGGCGCGCGCGAGCGCGCCGGGCCTGGTCGCGCTGGCTGCCGGTGCTCCTGGTCGTAGTGGTCGCCGCCGTCTGGGGCGGTATCGCCTGGGCGAACCACCTGGAGGACCAGCGCAAGACCGACCAGATCTCGTGCCAGTACCTGGAGTCCATGACCGGCGGTGACCCGGAGGACTGCTAGCTGGCGGGCGGTAGCCGGCGCTCGAAGTCGGCCTTCCAGATGGTGTCCTGGGCGACGTGGTCCTCCAGCAGGAGCCGGATCGCCGTGACCTCGTCGCGCTGGGTGGAGCCGCCGTTGTGGCGGGTCTGGCCGGCGGCCGTCGCGGCGTCCTGCCGGACGCGGTGGGTCATGACGAGCTGGACGACCTGGAGCGCGGCGCCGGCCAGGATCACGACGATCGCGACGGCGGCCGCGGGCCAGGACACGATCACGGTGGGGTCGATCATCGGTGGTAGACCTTCCTGGCGAGCTGGTAGGCGCGTTCGGTGCTGGTGCCCCACCTGCCGTCGACGAGGACGTCCAGGGCCCGCTGGACGTCCATGACGGTGTCGTCGTGGGCGCGGCGTGAGGCCAGGCCCCAGACGCCGTCGTCGGGCGTCCCGACGACGCGCTGGGTGTAGGCGATGCCGTACGGGAACCGCATGCCGGCGAGGACAGCGGCCTGCTGGACGGCGCGGAGCCGCTTGTCGGTGTCCGGGCCCCAGAGGTTGTCCCGGCCGGCCGCCGGCGTGTGGACCGCGCCCTGCAGCTCCCAGACCTTGAGATCTCCGCCGCGGCGGCGCACGTCGCCGGCGCCGTAGTTCGACCACTCCCCGACGTCGACGTGCAGATGGTTGCGGTGGTTCGCGGCCACGCCGACGGCGCCGTCACGCGCGAAGATCAGGGCCAGGCCCATGGACTGCGCCACCTCGAGCGCGACGACCAGGTGCGCGCGCTCGCCGGGCGGGTTCCCGGTGCCCCAGTTGATGTCCGCGGCCAGGCCGTCGTAGTGCCACGAGCTGGCCGCGTGTACGCCGCGGGTCACCCCGCCGTAGGCCGGATGCTCCCCGACGCGGTAGCCGGCTGCCTTGGCCCACGCCAGGAACCGCAGGAGCGAGCTGGTCGGCGTGACTTGCTTGGACAGTGCCATCGACGGTGCCTCCGCTAGCTGAGGGTGAGTGTGGTGGTGGCGTTCACGAGGTCGTGCGTGACCTCGCGGATGACGTGGATCTGTCCGGTCACGGTGCCGGGCTCGACGACGGGCCAGCCGATCGGGAGGCCGAACACGTCGTACGGGCGGGCGGTCGGCAGGAGCGGGACCGTGACCTGGATCCGGTCCTTGCGGGCCCGCATCCGGGCCAGGATCGAGTTCGCCGTCCCAGCCGCCGGCACGTAGCCGGGAGGCGTGGTGCCCGTGAACTGGACCACCTGGATCGCGATCGCGTTCGCGGACGTGACCGTGGTGGAGTTCACCCCGCCGTCCTCCCACGTGAGGCGGATGGCGTCGGCGTACCCGTCCAGGCTCCGGGCCCACTCCCAGTCCAGGAGCGGCACGAAGGGGTCGATCGACGGGTCGTAGCCGTTGAAGAATCGGTCATCGGTCGCGCCGGTCTGCCAGGCAGAGCTGGACTGCAGCAGCAGGTTGCCGCCCGGCCGCCAGATCCCGATGATGCTCGCGGTGGCGAGGTTCGCCTCGATGAGATCGTTGGACGACGACCCCTGCGGACGCATGGCGATCGGCGCCCCCGTGGCGAGCGTGGCGGGGTCACGCGTGACCACGATGTCGTCCCGGTTGGTGACGTAGTAGATGTCCAGCACGTTCTGGATCTCAGCGAAGATCGACGGCTGCGACGTGGTCGAGTCGGTGCGCTCGGTCCTCCCCATCAACATCCCGTCGTAGGAGACCGCGGTGATGTTGATGGTGTCGGAGGCCTTGACCCGGGTGGCCCCCCTCACGATCAGGTGGAAGACCTCGAACTGCATGCTCAGGTCGTACTCCGGCACGGTGAGGTCGAGGTGCAGGATCGGGGCGTGACCCGGGTCCAGCGCCTCCCAGTAGGCGTCCGAGTACGGGATCACCAGGTTCGCCTGGATCATCGGCGTGAACGCGTCCCGGAGCGTGACCGTGCCCGAGGTGATCGGGACGTCCGAGTAAGACCCGGCGCCCTCCGGCCAGATGATGGACGCCAGGTAGCTCGGCGTGATCGTCAGGGGGATCGTCGTCATGCGGGCACCTCCGTGAGCGTGAACTGGACCTCGGTCGCCGGGACGCCTGGGGTGTTCTGCACCCGGACCTGGGACGAGCTGATCCCCGTGAACTCGATCTGGTCGCCGTCCGGTAGGTCCATCGACGCCGCGCACTGGCCCTCGGACCGCAGCGCGGTCGCGAACGCGTCCGCTGTGGCGTAGCTGGGGAACAGGGCCGTGATGTCGTGCTGGGTCGGCGTGTCCGGTCTCCGCACGACGAGCGGGACCACCTGGTCGATCCCGGCGTTGACCAGGGTTCGGGACGCGGAGTAGGCCGCGTGCGCAGATATCAGGATCGGCGTCTGGACGCCGGCCGTCGCGAACGTGAAGGTCGTCATGGTGTGCTCCTAGACCTTGGCCTGGCCGTACGTGACGATCTCGATCGCGATCCGGCGGGACTCCTGCCGGGCGCGGAACGCCTCCAGGGCGGCCTCCCCGGGGTAGGTGTCCACGTACGCGCGCAGCTCGGCGGCACGGTCCCGGGCGGCCTGGTTCAGCCGGCGCTCCGCGGCGGTGATCGTGCCTCGGTCGCGCACGCGGACGTCGACGTCCTTGTCACGGATCCCGCGGATCTCTCTGTCGACCCTGTTCGCGGACCGCACGCCCTCGCGCCCGAACTCGCGCGAGGCGCCCTGCAGGAGGTCGTACTCCCGCTCGGCGTTGGAGATCCCGTCCTGCAGGTTGCCGGTCTCGTCGATGACGAATCCGGTCTGGTCGCGCAGCATCTTCAGCGCGGCCTGGCCGTCCAGGGTGAGCGGGCCGCCGTAGTTGTCGGCGGCGGTCCTGACCGCTTCGCTGTACGCCTCCGAGACGACACGGGTCGCCTCGGTGTCGCCGGCCATCGCGGCCAGCACCTGCTCCGCGGTCACGCCGAGACGCTCCGCGGCACCGGTGATGTTGTCGACCCCGTGCTCGGTCAGCAACGCTTCGGCGCGGACCTCCTGGAACGCCAGGCGGGCCTCGGCCGGGAGCTGGTCGAACGCGCCGGTGCTGTTCTCCAGCAGCACGTCGCGCACCTCGGTGCCGATCGCCTCGACGGCCTCCTTCGACTTCTGCCACTGCCCGACGAACGACTGGATCAGGGTGGAAGCGACCAGCGCGCCGGCGATGCCGGCGGGCCCACCGACGGCGCCGACTGCGACCAGGGTGTCGGTGAACGCGTCGGTGATGGTCTCGATGTCCTCGGAGTCGAACCCGTCCTTGAACCCGCGCACCACCTCGGCGCCGGCCTCGGAGAAGTTGGACACGAGCTCGGCCTTGATCTCGGCCTTGTAGAGGTCGTCCGCGTCGATCGCGTTGTCCTCGACGGCGCGCTTGATGCCGTCCAGGCCGTCCTGGACGTCGTCGCCGGCCTGCTTCCCCGCGTCGCCGACGTCGCGCAGCGCGCTGCGCATCTTCTCGATCTCGGTCGGGCCCTGCTCCCCGATGCGGCGGGCGGCGTCGACCAGGTCGTCCCGAGCGCCGGCCTCCCGTAGCGCGTCCTCGACCTTGGCGGCCGCGGCCTCCCAGTCGCCGCCCATGCCGTCGGCCTCGCGCTTGACCTCCCGGCGCAGGTCGGAGAACTCGCGGCGGGTCGCCCGCGTGTCGGTGTCGACCTCGATCCCCAGGCGCATGTCCGCCATCAGGTGTTCCTCCCGTCCAGGGTTTCGTGGATCGTGCGGACGATCGTCTGGGCGTACCCGGACAGCACCCGGCGCACGGCCTCCTTCCCGTACCGGAACAGCACGCGGCCGGACCTCACGCGGGCCGGGAGCTGGCGCTGGGTGTGCCGGCGCACGGGGAACCTCGTCGAGCCTCTACGGCCCGTGTACGTGGTCACCTTCTGCCCGGTCGAGCCGAACTCGACGGCCGGCCAGTCGTCGCCCAGCCGAGAGCGCGTCGCGCCCGTGAACGTCGTTGAGCGGGCCGACGCCCGCACCCGGGACCCGGACAGGGCCATGCGGTCCTGGGGTCCCGTGGCGTACTTCAGGACGGTGGAGTCCGACCAGACAGCGGACGCGATCGTGGGGACGTGGGCGCCGAGAGCCCTCGTGACCTCGGTACCCACGTCCTCCATCTTCGCGGCCCGCTGGTAGAACGTGTCCCAGTCCCGGAGCCGGAGCTTGGACGGCATCAGGCCGTGTCCACGTCCAGCGCAGCGCGGACGGCGTCGAGCGCGGCACGGACGGCCGCGTCCTTCGCCTCCAGGAGCTTGCGGAGCGCCGTCGACTTCTCGGCGCCGTCGGGCAGGCTGTTGTCCACCTTGATCGCGAGCACGCGGAACTCCTCCGACGTGTCGCGCATGATGCCCTGCGGCAGGTGCGAGAACTCGAAGTAGCGCAGGATCGGCGCGGCCATCAGGCAGCCGGCACGAGCGTGGGCTTGCCGGTGCAGGGCAGGGACACGCTCCCCGTGGCGACCGTGTTCACGGCGCCACCGATCGCACCGGGGGCGACGATCAGCGGCACGGTGAACGCGGCTCCGCCGTCGACGGGCTCCAGCTCGACGGTGATGGTCGTGCCCTCGTTCGCGAGCAGGTACTGGGACAGGCTGTTGGCCGTCTCCCAGTCCTGGGCGTACTCGATGGCACACACCCAGGTCGCGGTGCCCGCGGCGTTGAACGTGTTCCCAGCCAGTCCCGCCCAGGAGAACGTGGGCGTGGTCGGGGTGATGGTGACCGACGAGACGTGCGCGGCGTAGTTGTCCGTGGGCACGAGGAATCGGGCCTTCTTCATGACGATCGGGGCGACAGCGATATCGACCATGGCGGGGGCTCCTAGCTCTCGGTGGCGACGATGTTGGATGGGACCTGGACGAGTACCTCGAAGACCGGGACGGTGTCGTTCAGGACTTTGTACGTGGCCGACGTCCAGGTGACGTTGTGGAGGGCGTACAGCGCGACCAGGACGTCGTCCAGGGCGACGTCCAGGGCGTCCAGCGCGGCGGACCCAACCTGCTTGGCCGTGGCGACGTACAGGGTGATGGTGTGCGTCATGTGGGTGTCCGGCGCCTCCGGCGTCGGGATGACGGACGAGCGGTAGAACATGACCGTGAGACCGGACGGCGTGATCTGGCTGTCGTACGTCTGGAACGTCCAGCCGTCGTCCAGCTCGGTCCTGAGCCCGGCTTCGAGCCAGGTGCGCATGTTCGTCACCAGATGCCCGCCTTCCCCGACTTGGGCTTCAGGAGCTGCTTCACGGCCCAGTCCAGGGGGTGGACCGTGACGGGGAAGTCGGCGCCGATGTTCTCCGCGCCGCCGGCGACCAGGGACCGGTACCGGCCGCGGGCCTGGACGATCACGGCCTGCTTCCAGGACGCGGCCACGAACGTGTCCGTGGACAGCGCGGTGTCCGTGGGCACCTCCAGGAACGCCATGCAGTCCCGCTGAGCGGACGTGAGCAGCGCGGCCAGGACGGCGTCGTGCTGGGGCGCGTCGGCCCACAACACGCCGAGCAGTTCCTCGTCGGCCGTCACGTCCACCCAGGCGGGCATCAGGCTGCCGTGTCGATCGTGACGAGCTGGAACGACTTCGCGTCGCCGGTGTGCAGCGCGAAGTACCCGAACAGGCCGGTGGAGACCGAACCGTCCCCGACGTTCACGGACTCGACGCGGAGCTCACGCTCCCCGAACTTCTCCTGGGCGCCCGTCGCGCCGACGAGCACCTTCTTGTCGCCCGTCGCGGTCTCGATCGCGGTGTTCGTGGTCGGGACGATCTTGAACTGCTCGATCCGCCCGTCGGTGGGGTCCAGGCCCAGCGAGACCGCTAGGTACCCGAGGATGTCCTGCTGGCGGAGCATGAGCAGCTCCTTGTACGCGGTCAGCGGGACGAGCGCGAAGTCCGGCACGGACCGCTCCTCGATCGCGAGGATGCCGTCCACGATGCCTCCGATGACCTTGTCGACCACCGTGGTCCCCGTGACGGCGCCCGCGGTCAGGGCCGTGTAGTTCGCCGGCGTGACCATGTGGGCGATGGCGGCGGCGTCCAGGTTGCGGGAGACGTTGTTCGCCTGCTCCCGGTAGTACGCGGTCCAGAAGGCCGCGTTCGGGAAGTCGACGTTGATCCGGTCGACCTTGTTGCCGCCGGCGTACCGGACGGCGTCGATCTCGACGGGCGTGGTCGAGAAGTCCGCCGTGGGGATCGCGGCCATCCCGCCGGCGTACGGCGCGACGGTGCCGCGCTCGCCGTCGGTCACGACGAACCCGACGGCCTTGGGGCCGGTGAGCGGGCGAGGGGTGAACAGCGACGCGAACTTCGGGCGGTGTGTGCGCTGGGCCCACACCTCGCCCAGCCAGGTCGGCTGGATCGCGGCTTCCGAGTCGGTGAGCAGGATGTCACCGGTGGCCGCGGTCAGCCGCGCCTCTGCGTTCGCCTGGACGAGCTCGCGCTGTGCCTGCTCCGGGCCGACCTCGAACGCGCGGGCCGTGAGCTGGCGGGCGACCTCCTCGACCGTTGCGGGGACGCCTGGGCCGCCGGCCTTCGTCTTCTTCAGGACGTCGCCCAGCGAGCGCGGGGCCGACGCCGTCAGGTTGTCCTGTGCCGTCTCGTCGACGGCGGTGTTCTCGGGCACGGTGCCCTCCTCCTCTGCCGCCGCGGCGGCCTCGTCCTCGGCCTGGTCGGCGTCGGCAGTGTTGGGGTCCTCGGTGTCCGCAGCCGCGAGCTGCGCGGACGGGAACGCGGGGTTGGTGACGAAGCCGGCGCCGTCGAGCACGCCGGCCTGCAGCGCGCCGGCCTTGATCACCGGGGCATCGATCTCCACCGAGATCCCGGTGCGCACGCCCTCGGCGGCCTCCACCAGGAGGTCGTTGCCCGCCGTCGTTGCCAGGACGCGGACGACGGCGTCCAGCCCTTCGTCCGACTCGGTGACCGACACGAACTTCGCGACGGGCCGCGTGCGGTCGTGCTCCAGGTTCGCGGACATCGCGGTCACATCGGCCGGCAGCTCGACGACGCCGGGGGCCACGGTGACCGTGCCCAGGCTCGTGCGGCCGGGCTCACCGAACGGGAGCAGCCTGTAGGTCAGGGTCCGGTCGTCGGTGCTCGCGGAGAGCAGCGTGCCGGCCACGCGCATGGCGGTCACCCCTCGTCCCACTGCTCACGGATGTAGTCGAGCGCGTCCCGCGGCGGGTCGTGCTCGACGTCCGGCTCGACGTCCGGCTCGACGTCCGGCTCGGGCGTGGTCTTCTTCGTGGCCATCAGGTGGTCTCCGTTCCTGCGGTGGGTGCCGGCCGGGCGCCGGGCGCCTGCATGGCGCCGCGGTAGGACAGCGCGTCGTCGAAGTTCATGCGGATGTCGGTACCGCGGGCGGCGGCGATCGTGAACGCGTCCTCGAACCCGACGCCGTAGAGGTTCTTGATCGCGTCCACCAGGTCGATGCGGCCGGCCTCGACGGTGGAGTACTTCAGCGAGCTCGCGACCTGGGAGGCGTCCAGCTCGGAGGCGGGGATGCCGGTGTGCCGGGCGACGTCGAGCGTGACCGCGTTGCGGCCGTTCTCGAACAGGGACACCGCGGCCTCACCGTGGGTGCGCAGGTCGATCGACGACGGCGTGACGGTGACCATGCCCCCGTCGCTGTCGCGGCGGTTGGCGGCGTAGTTCGTCGCGAGCTTCTTGCGCGCCGCGGCCGCCTCGTCGTCGTCGCCGTCGTACAGCGACGAGGGATCGTTCACGTGCAGCTCGGTGACCGGCACGGGGTTCTTCACGCGTGCCTGCCACTGAGCGTCCAGGTCGATGGCTCCGCGGATCGTGCGAGCGCCGGAGATCAGCAGCCCCTCGAACGGTCCGCACACGAGGATGACCTCGCTGCGCTTCGGGGCGTACCCGTCGCCCACGATGACGTTGTTCTCGGCGTCGAACGTCCAGGACTCCTTGGGCACCCGCCGTGCGGACACGATCTGCTTGCGGGCGTCGCGCTCCGTGAACAGCAGTGCCCAGCCGTAGAAGAGCACGTCGTCGGCAAGCGCCATCATGCAGGTGCGACGGCCGACGTCACCGCCCATGGTCTCCAGCCAGCGGGGCGCAGCGACGTCCTGGTCGCCGCGGACGCCGACGAACTTCGCCTGCGCGAGCGTCGAGCACACCAGGTGGCGTGCCTTCGCGACGGCCGGGACCTGCATGGCCATCTCGCGGGTGACCATGAGCTGGTCGGGGCGGCCCCAGATGTCCGCGAACGCGACCTGGGCGAGGGTGTTCTCTCCCGACCAGGGCGACTCGATCTGCATGGTCTGCCCGTAGGAGGGCGACGGCGGCGCCGGGATGCGGCGGGTCAGCCAGTCCCCGAACCAGCTCATGCAAGCCTCCCCACGCGTTCGAACATTCATCCGAACTGTAGCCGTCACACAACGGTTGCTGGGGGTTGGTGTGCAGGTGAGGGTGTGTGTAGTCGGATTCCTCCTACGCGAAGGTGAGAGCGCCGGCGGTGCGGGCCGGCATCTGGTCGAACTGGTACAGCGCCAGGCTCGCGGCGACGAGCGGGGCCGTGTCCGTCGACGCCAGCCGGCGGGCGAACAGGCGGGCGCCCTCGGTCTGCCGCCACGCCGCGCCCTCCGCGGCCGCGTTGAGCGACGACTGGTCGAAGTGCACGAGGATCCCGTCACCCAGGTTCGACACGATCAGCTGGGCGGCGGCCGCGGCGTCCTTCAGGTACCCGGGCACGAGGGCCACGCCTCCCCGCCGGCG